CGCACGGTACCTTGATCGACGATCGGCCCCCGGCGTTGGACCTTGAGAAGCTCATGAACGAGTGGACCACGGGATGACGCTGGTATGGCTGGCCTTGGTTAGCCTAGTGCAAGTGTTCGCCATGGCGTTCCAATCCAAGAACATCAATGGCGGGCACTACGCCCTTGCGGCGCTAGGCTCCATCTTCATCGGCCTGTCACAGGCTTTCGTCTGGAAGGCCATCACGGCTTCCGGCGCACACCTTACTGAGACTTTGGTTTACGCGGTCAGTGGCGGTGCTGGCTGTGTCTTTGCAATGTGGACCCACCGCCGGTTCGTCAAGGAGAAAGCTCGTGGCTGATTACATCATTCAGAAGGCTGTCAACGTCGATGCAGTTAAGAAGACGCACTGCCGCTCCCTAGAGGAGTACGCGGCTACCTTCGAGGCTCAGCACAAGTACGATGGCTGCTGCGGGGTTATCACCCTGCGGCCCAACGGGGAAACGCTGTGCCAGTCCCGCACCGGGGAGGTTTACCCCTCGCTCGATCTACGGGCCTCAGAACTGGCGTACAGCCTCCGCGAGGAAATCCGGCTCTACCGGGGCCTCGTCCTCATTGGGGAGGCGTGGTGGCCCGGCAAGGACCAATTCAGCGCCATCAGCGGAGAGTTCCGCCGACTGGTCCCCAGCGCCAAGCTGCAATTCATCATCAATGACGTGCTGACCGTGGCGGAGTTTGAGGAGGGGCACTCCCCGCTCCCGTACCGGGTCCGCATGGACCGGATAACCGGACCGTCTTGGGAGAGCTTCCCCGCGCACATTGATACCGCTGTGCGCCAGCCACCGGCCTCCTACGGCTGCCCGCAAGCCTACTGCAACCGGCTCGTGGACGAAGGCGGCTATGACGGCCTGATCCTCCGCGACCCGTCAGGGACGTGGACACGGGGCCGGGGCACCACCGGGGAGATCGTCAAGATCAAGCGGGTGCTGTCCTATGACCTCCGGGTGCTGGAAGTGAACACCGTGGCCGGTGAGAAGACCGGGCGACCCGTTCACAAGCTCGTGGTGGACTTCAATGGAAAGCGGTTGGGCGTCGGCTCCGGCGTCCCACATAAGCTCGCGGAGGTGCCCACGGTGGACCAGATCGTAGAGATCGAGGCCATGGACCTGAGCAGCGAGGGGCTTCTCAGGGAGCCGCGATTTAAGGGCATCCGCTTCGACAAGCTGGAAGCCGACGCAGCGTAACAAGGGAATAGAGTTGAACGCACTGCCAGTTGCGGAGAGCCATGCTCACGCAAATTGAATTAGAGAAACAGATGTACGCCTTCGGTCGAGCAAGGACCGAGAACATGATGACCCGTAATGAAGAAGGAGGCAGAGCAGACAATAACCCCTATGCTAAAGCGATCTATAGGCGGTTCGTCCTACCGTTAGCGGAAATCATCCGCGAGGACTTGAAGGTTAAGAAGGCCGGTCGGCGGAAGGCTCACAGTATACTGTTAGAGCCTATGGACCCCGAGGCCGTGGCGTACCTGGCCGTGAGGAACACCCTCAACACCCTGATGAATGGCGGCGACAACCCCCGCGCTGGTGGGCAAGGTTCCGGTAGCAAGGACAGCGGGGGCTTCATCGTGGCCGGGGCTAGGGCGGTAGTGTCCGCCGTGGGCAAGGCTGCCTACCACGAGCTTCTATTGGGCCTCTTTGAAGAAGCCGCCCCGGACCTGTTCTACACGCTGGTCAATGATCTTGGCCGTAGGATGTCCAAGTCCGAACGGCACCGCATGACAGTGTTTAAGATGCAGGCCAAGGACAACGGCATCCCATTCCCCGAGTGGGGAGCAGGCGGGGTGCAGCAGGTGGGCAGCTACCTCGTGGACGCCCTTGAGGGCCTTGGCCTTGTTGAGACATTCCAGAACGCTGTAGCCGGTACCCGGTCCAACCAAGTCCGACAGACCATAGAGATACGGCTGTCAGTCGAGGTGCTAGAGCTTATATCTCAGATCAAGGGCCACATCATTGAGACGACGCCCTACTACCTCCCTTGCGTGGAGGCCCCGAAGGATTGGATTAGCGTAGCTTGTGGAGGCTTCCATACCACCGCGATGCGCAGGATGCAGCCCTACGCGGTTAGGAGCCACGGGAGCTGGTCGGAGTTCGAGGACCACGACATGAGTACCCCGCTTGCGGCGATCAACGCGTTGCAGCGGGTACCTTGGCAGATCAACGGCCCGATGCTGGATGCTATACGCACGGTGGCCAAACACTTCGACATGGAGGAAATCCTGTCGCAAGCGGAGTTCCCAGCCCCAGCTAAGCCCGACTGGCTTATTGGGGACATGAAGACAGATGACATGTCACCAGCACAGGCAGAGGAGTTCGTGCATTGGAAACGCCAGAAGGCGGAATGGTTCACGCAGATGAAGCTACGCGGGACCAAGTATGGCCGCTTCTACACTGCGACCACTGTGGCCGACAAGTTCAGGGAGTTTCCCGCTATCTACTTCGTCTACTTCGCGGACTTCCGTGGGCGTCTCTATGCACAGACAACGGGTGTATCTCCGCAGGGGAGCGACATGCAGAAGGCTTTGCTGCGCTTCGCAGTGGGCAAGCCGCTGGACACGCTGGACGCACAACGCTGGTTCTGTATTCACGGCGCAAATAAGTGGGGCTTTGACAAGGCCAGCCTAGACGACCGGGTGAAGTGGGTTGAGGAGCGCAAGCACCTCCTGCTGGACTTCGCTGCGGACCCCGTGGCTAATGATGGCTGGACGGAGGCTGACAGTCCCCTACAGTTCCTTGCATGGTGCATGGAGTATGCGGCATGGCAGACCGCCCCGCACAGCTTCGCTAGCCACCTGCCTGTAGGTATGGACGGCTCCTGCAATGGCTTGCAGAACTTCTCTGCCATGCTGCGGGACGCTGTAGGCGGGAAGGCCACAAACCTGATCCCCGCCGACAAGCCCAACGACATATACCAGATGGTAGCGGACGTGGCCACGCTGAGGCTGCGCCAGTACGAGCCGCAGGAGGTGCCTACCTCTGACGGCAGCCCGGAGCAAGACTCCGCTAGGGATAAGGTCATAGCTGCGAACAGCTTCCGCACTAAGTGGCTGGCCCACGGGCTTAACCGCAGCCTAGTCAAGCGCTCCGTCATGACGCTCCCCTACGGCTCAACCCGCTTCTCTTGTGCGGACTTCATTGTCGGGGACTACCTCAAGCTAGGCAAGGCCAAGGAGTTCGAGAAGGAAGAGTACAACAAGGCCGCGCAGTTCCTATCCCACTTCGTATGGGATGCCATCGCAGAGGTGGTCGTCAAGGCCCGTGAGGCTATGAACTGGCTACAGGCATGTGCCCGCCAGATCATCAAGAACGGGGACGAGGTGATACGCTGGAAGGTGCCTTCGGGCTTCCCAGTGGCGCAGCGTTACCACGAGCAGGACAGCCACCGTATCCGCACCAACCTGTGCGGCAACGCCTTCCTGCGCATATCTATCGACAACGAAACCCCGGACATCAACCGGCACCGCAACGGGGTAGCCCCCAACTTCGTCCACAGCTACGATGCATCGCACCTTGCGCTGACCACCGTAGCCGCTGAGGCCGAAGGGCTGCACCTCGCCATGATCCACGATGACTATGGTACGCACGCCGCTGATGCGGCTGCCCTGTACCGCATCATCCGTGAGGTATTCGTGGCCATGTATGAAAGCAGTTCCCCGCTAGAGGAGCTTGCTGCGGCATACAACCTCCCCCAACCGCCTGAGCTAGGCGACCTAGACCTAAGAGCCGTACTCAACTCCCCCTACTTCTTCTCGTGAGAGGTAGGCGGGAGCCGATTTGATACCATCAAGGACAAGGAGCATCTATTGGCTGATATGGATACGGGGCGAGTACAACGCTTGACCCCGGCAATGTATGAGAACCTTGAAAAGGCGCTGACAAAGCCCTTCGTACAGGCAAGCACGAGTGACCTGCAGGCAGGCTTCATGCTTGGAATACAGCACGTCTTGGCTGCCCTGAGAACGGGGTATGTTACAGGCGCGTAAGCTAGGGGCTGACGACTACTACTTGATCCGGGGAATATTAAAAGCCCTGATTAGGAAGCTGCAAGCCTCTGGCCGCAAAGCTATATACAAACACCTCGACCTAGAAAAGTCCATGGCAGAGCTATTCCAGTTCGACCATGCTTACGTAGTCGAGGAGTCCTACCTAGTCGTATATGAGCTAGGTATCCCTTGGTACTCTTCTAGCTTGTTCCTGTCGGAGCAACTGGTGCTACAGCTTTCCAGTAAATCGGACTTCTCTGTAGTCACCCGCTTCCTAGAGCAAGCCGGGCGTGAGGCTGGTGCAGCACTGGCGGAAGCCGGAACGGCGCTGGCCAAGCATGATGCTGCGCTGGCCTCACTCTATGAAGAAGCTGGCTTTATCAAGGCAGCCTTCGCCCTCACTAAGGAGCTTTAATGGGATTTCTCTCAGGCGGTAAGAAAGCCGCCAAGAGGCAGGCTGCTGCTACGCTAAAGGCTGCTGAAATGCAGGCGGCTAACGACCGCCTCGTAGCCCAAGCAGCGCAACAGTCTCTCGAAACCACACTCGCGCAGAAGAACGCCGCCGACAAGGCTGCTGAGCTTTTGAGCAAGCCACAAGAACAGATCGACGTACAGTTAGCACCGGACGCACCGGCTGCTGAGATTGACGTTAGCACCGGACGCCGTAGAACGACCCGCTCTAAATTCCAGAGCGCTAGTACCGGGTCCGGCATCAGAATTTAAGGAACCCTATGGCCGCTGCGGGAAACGCATCAGGCCGTTGGTTACAGTTAGACGCAACTCGCCGAGGCTTTATCCGCCGCTGCGAAATCTATGCGAGCTACACGCTACCTAAGCTGTGTCTGCCTGACGGGTACGACCAGAACAACAGCGAGCTAAGCCACGACTTTCAAGCGGTCGGCGCACAGGCTGTAAACCATCTGGCCAACAAGATCATGCTTGCGGGCTTTGCGCCTTCCCGCCCGTTCTTCGTCATGGATGCCACCCCGGCAGTCCAAAGCGAAATCGACGCGCTGGGCGTGGATGCTACGGAAGTTTCTGCCATGCTCGCCAAGGGTGAGAAGGCAGCCGTCAAGGAACTAGACCGCCTTGCACTTAGGCCCAAACTATACGAAGTCATCAAACACCTAGTTGTTATCGGCAACGTCCTCCTCTGCTTAGAGGACGACACAGCCCGTGTCATTGGTATCAAGAAGTACGCAGTGCGGCGATCCGCCAGCGGACAGATACTTGAGATCATGATTATCGACAAGGTGCTGTTCGACGAGCTAGACCCGGCAGTGCAAGACACCGTGAGTGCCTACGCCAACTTCCCCGGCGACCGTGAGGTTACGCTTTACAAGTGGATCAAACGGAACAAGCGGGGGGACTTCCTCATGGAGCAGTGGGTTGATACCTACAAGCTCCCCAAGGAGTTCAACGGCAAGTGGCCCGAGGACAAGCTGCCATACCGCGTGCTTACGTGGGATTTGTCAGATGACGCCCACTACGGTACCGGACTGGTCGAAGATTACAAGGGGGACTTCGCTGGGCTATCCACGCTCAGCAAGTCCCAGGTTATCGGCGCTGTCCTAGCGTCCGAGTTCCGCTGGCTGGTTAACCCCGCTGGCCTCACTAGCGTAGACGACTTCGCAAGCAGTGAGAACGGAGCAGCAATCCCCGGATCAGACGGCGACATCACCCTCATTGAGAGCAGCAAGTCCCACGACCTGCAACTGACGCTCAACATGAGCGCGGAGTACGTTACTCGGATCGGCAGGGGCTTCCTGCTGGGTTCGACCATGGTACGACAAGCGGAGCGTGTGACCCAAGAAGAAATCCGGTTGATCGCTAACGAGCTAGAGACATCGCTAGGCGGGGCCTATTCCCGCATCGCGGTGGACCTGCAACGGCCTATGGCGCGCTGGCTTATGGCTCGCGTTGGCATCGGCGTTGACGGCTCTGGCTTCGACATCACGATTGTCACCGGACTAGAGGCCCTGTCTCGAACAGGCGACCTTGAAAACCTCAAGCTCTGGCTGGCCGACATGGCTGCCATTAGCGCGCTGCCTCCTAACCTACAGGCCACGTTGAAGATGAGGCCGCTGGCCCAAGCCTTCGCTGCCCCTCGCAGGGTGGACGTATCCGCATATCTCAAGTCCGACGAGGAAATCGCTGCGGACCAAGCAGCGGCCCGGAAAGCCGAACAAGAAACTATGGCGGCGCAAGCTGGCGCTAACATCGCTGAGAACGTCGCCTCTCAACCACAAGGACAACCTGCATGACGGACGCCGTAACCGCTCCTGCTGCTGTTGTGGCCGATCCGGCTGCACCGGCCCTCAATACCCCTGTTACACCCCCGGCACCGGTAAAGCTCGACGAGCCTGCACCTGTAGTAGCTCCCGCCCCCGTGGCGGCTCCTGCTGCACCTGCGGCCAACGAACCCGGCCCGGTCATCTACGAACCCACCGGCGATGCGGGCCTTGACGTTGCCCTTGGCTTCGTCGGCAAGCTGGGCATCGCGATGGACCACCCTGCGATGCAGGCGACGGCCACCGGGGACTTCTCCCTTATCAAGGCGCACCTCGCCACGATGGGCGACAAGGCCCAAGGCTGGGAACAGATGGTTGCGCTTGCTGAGCAGGCACACACCCGGACTGTTGAAACCAATACCGCCCGAGAGGCTTCCGTTGCCAAGGCCGTTCACGCGGTTGCTGGTGGTGAGGAGCAGTGGGGCGTAATCAAGACGTGGGCTTCTGCCAACGCAACCCCCGAGGAGAAGGCCGAGTTGAACGCTATGTTCGATGCTGGCCCTACTCAGGCTCGGGCTGCCGCCATCCTGCTAAGTGACCTTTACTCAAAGGCTAATGGCACAGTGGTCAAGCCCGCCTCAGCAGTGACTAACCCCAGTGCGGGTCAGGCTGCAACGAGCAATGGTGCACTGTCCCGCAATCAGTACGCCGCAGAAGTTCAGAAGCTGGCCAAAAAGGTCGGCTCCAATAATCTCAACAGTTCACCCGAGTACAAGGCGCTGCAACAGCGCCGCATGGCGTACACGGGCTAATCATCAAGGATAACTATATTGCCTCTTTTTGACGACGCAGGAGCCATTGGCACTGTCGTCCGCCCGATGCAGCAGAACCAGACCGGTGCTGTCGATGCTCTGGCTATTGAAGAATACAGCGGTATCGTAGAAGGTACCATCGAACGTCGCTCGATCCTTAGCGGTTGGGTTCCCTTCAAGCGCATTGTCGGCTCAACGACCCTCTCGGACTTCGCCATCGGTGAAGCGACCTTGCAGAAGGTTGTCGTGGGCGAAGCGCCTGCCGGTGCTGGCGTTGACTTCGCGAAGGCGAGCACCACGGTTGATACCGTGGTCAATGCCCGCAACGTCCTCCCGCTGCTGGACGTGTTCCAGACCAGCTACGATGCCCGCAAGGAAATCGGCCTTGAGCATGGCAAGAAGATTGCCAAGTTCTTGGACCAGTCCATGTTCATTCAGGCGGCTAAGGCCGCTGCCCTGACGGAAAGCCGCTTCTCCAACGCTTCGGCGGGTAAGCCTGCTGGCCACTTCGGCGGCTCCTCGATCACGCTTAACGCTTCGGGCGATGCGACTGACCCGGCCAAGCTGTACTCGGCTGTTGGCGACCTCTTTACCGAAATGGAAGAGAAGGATGTCATCCCCGATCAGGACGACGTTATGCTGGCGTTCCGCCCGGCGATCTACCGCGCCTTGCAGGATGCGGAGCAGATCATCAACGGCACCTACGTTACGGCGGATGGTACCAGCCGCGAAGGCATGATCTTCAAGGCGTTCGGTTGCCTGGTCGTGTCCTCGAACAATGTTCCCAACACGAACATCTCGGGCCACCTCCTGTCCAACGCTGCGAACAGCAACGCCTACGACGGTGACTTCACCAAGCTGGTGGGCATTGCCCTCTCGGCTCGTGCGTTGCTGGCTGGCGAGACGATCCCGCTGACTTCGGACGTTTGGTACAACAAGGAATACAAGTCGTGGTTCGTTGACAGCCACCTTGCCTATGCTGTCACCCCGAACCGTGCCGAATACGCAGGGGCCATCTGGCTCCCCTAAGACTACCTAGCGCAAGCTAACTACCTCGCCCCGGCTTCTCCTTCACGGGAGGGCCGGGGCTTTTTGCGTTTGGAGTTCAAATGACATTTCTTTCCAAGCTGGAAGTAGTCAACAGTATGTTGGCGCTTCTAGGCGAAACTCCCCTCAATGCTATCGACGAGGACCACGACCTCACCGCCAGTGCCCTCAACATCCTCAAGGTGGCAAACTACCGCGAGCAGGCTAAGGCATGGTGGTTCAACAAGGAGGTCGTCACCCTGTCTCCTGATAGCAGCACGGGTCACATCTTCATACCTGCTGACACGATCAAGATTGATCCCACCCGCACTACGCTGGACTACGTGGCCCGTGGCCGCCGGCTCTACAGGCCCTATGCCACTGCCTCAGAGGACAAGTGGGTATTCACGTCTAACGTGGAGTGCGAGCTTGTCCGACTTCTGGACTTTGAAGACCTCCCTGTGACCGCGCAGCTATTCGTGCAGGCGTCGGCGAGGCTTGAGTTCCAGAACACACAGGATGGCGACCCTAACCGTACGGCGGGCCTCAACAAGGAATATACGGGTGCCTTCATCACCCTCAACGCAGAACACATCCGCAACCGCGATGCCAACGTCCTGCGCCGCCCATCCATCCAGAGGGCGCTGAACAACATTGGGTACCAAGCCAGTCCGGCAGGGCTGCCCATAGCTTAAGGACAGCCATTGGTTAAAGTTTCCGGCTCTTACGAGAGCGTGGTTCGTGGCGTGTCGGAACAGGTAGCCCAAGACAGGCGCTCTGGCCAGCACCACGAACAGATCAACATGATTAGTGACCCTGTGCGCGGCAATGCCCGCAGGCACGGGTCCATCATGCAAGACGAGGTTATCATGGGGGATTGCCCCGTGGATCACTTCGCCTCCCTGCTGGCCTCCACGGCCTACAGCAAGCCCTTCGGCTTTTCGGTGGCCGGTGTTCAATACGATCTAATTTACCGCTCACAGGCGGACACAGAGACGCTGGGGGAGGAGGCTTTCGCTTTCGCCTACAACCGGGACGCGGGGCAGTTCATTCCCGTCGAGTACCCGGTGTCGGACCCGACCCTAGACCTACTGATGGCAGGCGGGGTTTCCAGTGCCGTGAACATCGGGCGGTTCATTTTCCTGTCCGGGCACACGGTCGTACCTACATGGACCACGACTGACCGCTACGGTGCTGCTACGAACAAGAAGCGGTTCGCTGCATGGGTTCGCGGCGGGGCCTACTCCCGCACCTTCAAGATTACCATGAAGAAGGCGGACGGTACGGAAGTCGAAGGCAGCTATAAGACGGTTAGCTCTAGCTACCCCAACCTACTTGACACCTCTGACTTGCTTACGTCCGACCCGGACTATCAGAAGAAGGTCAATGACCGTGTGTACGCCTACAACTCCGAGGTCACTAAGTGGATCGGTACGGCGGCTGAGGACATCACCCCTGAGAACATCGCAGCCGAACTAGCTGCTGACCTGACTGCCAACGGCGTGCTGGGCGTCTCTGTGGTGGACGGTACCGTGTTCGTGGAAGACCCGGCCTTTGTCGAAATGAAGGCCGAGGACGGCGGCGACGGCTCACTGCTACGGGCAGTGGGTAACGAGCTTCTGGCTGCGGACCTCCTCTCTACGCTGCACTGGGTAGGCAAGATCGTGAAGATTAAGCCCCTGCGCAGCAACGGCGATGACGCCTTCTATCTGGAAGCGTTCGCCAAGGACAACGTAAGCACAGGCATCACAGAGGTATCGTGGCGTGAAAGCTGCGGTACGCAGATGCAGCCCAGCCGGGTGTTCATCATAGGCACCGTCGAGGGTGGTACGCTGTACCTAGCCTCCGATCCGGCGGAGCTTGCAACTATGGCTAGTGTTACCGTCCCCACGTTCAAAGCGAACGGTGTGGGCGACGAAGTTACTAGCCCGCTGCCTACCATGTTCGGCAATAGGATCGACTGGCTAGGCAGTATGCAGGACCGGTTGGTTATAGCTTCCGGTACCGTGCTGCTGTTCTCCAAGCCCGGTGACTACTTCAACTGGTTCCGCACCTCCGTCCTGACCATCGCTGACGACGACCCTATTGAGCTTTTCTCGCTGGGGTCCGAGGATGACATCATTCGGGCGGACTGTGTGTACGATAGAAACCTGCTGCTGTTCGGAGAGAAGAAGCAGTACACTATCAACGGCAGGCAGCCGCTTACGCCTAAGACAGCAAGCGTTGTAGCTGTTACGGCTTTCGAGGACGCCATTGACGCGGCTCCGCAAAGCTCCGGCAGCTACGTGTTCTACGCGCAGCGCAGCGGCAAACCCAGCGAACGCATCACGTCCATGCATCAGGTGCAGGCTGGCCTTCTGGCAGACACGCCTGAGAGCGCGGACATCGCGCAGCAACTGTCGGAGTA